TCTACACACGTAGCGTTACCCCCCCTATAGCCCTTCTTTATTTTTATTAATCTGATGTAGGGGCATTAGGCTTCAGGTAGTAATAGCAAGGGGTTTTGGCTTCGATTTGCCTCCGCCCTTGCCCACGGTCGAAGGCAAGTTGCCTTCGAAAATCGGTCACCCGAACGTCGGAGGCAAATGCACGCCGACCAGCTGCGCCGATCTTGCCTTCGCATCCTTCTCGACCTTCAGATCGGGAAACACATGGCTCAATCGCTGGAACAGCAGCCTTGATGCCTTGACTGGGGGATCGTTGGGCGTGTCGATGACCCACCGCCCATGGCCATCCTTGAAGCCCTCTGACTCGTACCAGTCGCACAGTCGTGACCAGACGGTAAGTAGAGGGGTTTTGGCATCGTGCTGCCACTCGAGGCCGATTTCGTCGCAGAAATCCCAGAGGTGACTTCCCTTGCGACGCACCTGCCGCATGGCCTCGATGCCGGTGTCGTAGTCGATGCCCTGCTCGATCGAGAGTTGCAGGCCTTCGAGCAGCCAGTTCAGGAACGCGGGGCAGATGTGCCGATGGATAAACGCGGGGTCATCCTTGAGCCGCGGATCGGCCTGCAACTGGCCGGCCTTCTTGGGATGCGAGACATAGGTGCGGGTGAACTGGAACACGTGGAAACGGGTCTCGATGGCGGCCTGCTCGCCTGTGAGGGATGGCTCTTTGTTGAGGTTGAACACGAAAAGGCAGTTCGGGACGAAATTGGCCTCTTGGATGCCCTTCACCTCCCAGGCCAGCTCCTCGCCGGAGATGGCGCCCTTGAGCGCCTGCAGGCTGTCGATGTGCACGAACTGGCTGTTCTCGGAGGACCAGTTGATCGAGGCATCCCGCAGCGGGGCGATCGGAAACTTCCGGCCTTGGTCGTACTGGCGAAAATCGGCCAGGGTGCAGGAGCTGAAATTGCGTGCGCCGAGGGTGTCGCGCAGTGCGGTGCGGATCGTGTCCTTGCCGTTCGAGCCGGAGCCGATCATCAGGAGCGCGCGGGGCCGGGTGCCTCTACAGCTGCGGGGACCGTAACGCTGATGCCAAGGTCCAGGTTGAAGCCGGTGACGGTCATGGTTGCGCCATCGGCTGCAAGCAGGCAGCATCTCAAGATCGGGTGACTGTTGCTGGTGCTGATGGCTGGGGCAATGGTGCGTAGCGCATGGGCGAGGTCGCCCTGTGTGGTAATGAGCTTCATTGGTGCAGGTGTGTGAGATACCAAGCAGCTTTGGCTAGGTCAATGTCGCCAGCCTTAAGCCTCTCGCGCCAGCAGTATTTCATAACATTGCCTTTGATGTAACCGCGCCATTCCTCTGGTGTGAGTGCTGCGCGGATTGCATCAATGCATTCAATGCTGCTGCTGGTGTAGTGGCTTGGGTGGTCAACGGGATCCGACACTGGCCGCTTGAGTGAGGTAAAGGATGATGCGGTCGTAATCAGCAGCAAAGCTGGCGACCAGTTCAGCGGGTATGGGCACGCCGTCATCGGTGGCATTATCCACGACTGCGGCGGCATAAGCAAGTGCATGGTCCATGGTGTCGCTAAGACGATTCAGGACTGGTTGCTGCTTGGGTGAGATGTTGATGAGATCCATGTGATGACATAAGCGACAAGCTGCTCAACCATGCGGCGTGGGATGTCCCCGCGCACATTGGCAAGCGCATCGGACACTAGCCGGTGATAACCAGCAACGGTAAGTCCACTGTCGCAATTCGACACCAACGCCCGACTGCGGATCAACTCCGCCCGGGACACGCCAGCCGCTGCGGCCTGCTGGTCCAGCATCGCCAGGTCTGCAGGCTCAAAACGGACTTTGATTTCACGCATCAGGCAGGCTCCAAAAGCGGCAGATTAGGGCATGTCCCACCTCAAACGCAGGTAGGGCAGAAGTGGGACAGGGCAGTTCCCATGCAGCGCAGGCGTTCTCGGCATCCGTCCTACCTTCCTCTCCTACTCTTAAAGAGTAATAAAAAGAAGAGAAGGAAAGGGCGCGTAGGGGATTCTGCGAAGTAGGTAGGACGCTGGCAGGTAGGGATGATTGCCTCAAACCTCCTGCGCCGGAAAGGATCTCAGCGATTTTGAGGTAGGACACCATCCCCACCTAGGTAGGACGTCACCGCCGGTAGACGTAAGCCCTGCTTCCGCCGATACTGCCTCGGTAACGCCTGTAACCCAGCCGCTTGAGCACGTCCGCCACTTGCATCTGGTCACCCCTGCTTTGGCGTTCAACGGGCTTTTTAATGGCGTCGGTGAGCAACTTCTCAGTGGTAATATCTGTAAGTGGATTCTTCTTTAACCAGGCTTCAATTTCAGCCTGCCAAGGATTGTCAACGACGTAAGATTCGTTTTCGCTTGCAAGCAGGCGTTCCATGTCAGCAGGCAGGCGGCTGGTCTCACCATTGCGGTATGCAGCAACAGCGGCGGACCATATTGCATCACGCTCCAGTAATAGCGCGGCGGTGTCAATTTGGTCAGCCTGCGTCTTGGTTGTGGGTATGACCCAGAACCGCCGGTTGCCAGTTTCATCCACCAAAAAGCCGGTGGTTCGGTTAGTCGTGCCAACAATGATTCCGCGCCTAGGGAATGCTTCAGTTGACTTGCCGTAAGGCACGCGGAACATATCAACCGCCTGTGATAGGAACGCTTTGACTTGACCGGCGTGCTTGCGATTGGTTACATGGTCAAGCTCTGCCCACTCCATAATCCAAGAGCGGTGTAATACCATCAGGTCATCTTTTGAGCTGATGTCACCTAAGGCATCACTGAAGAAGTCACCGGCAAGGCAGTTCCAGAATGATGACTTGTAAGCGCCTTGGTCGCCCATGATCACGCAAGCGGTGTCGTGCTTGCAACCAGGGTTGTAGGCACGGGCAACTGCACCGATGATTGTGCGCTTTAGCATTTCGTCGTAGATGGTGCCTGGTGTGTCACCAGGTCGCAGGTAGCCAGTGGACAGCGCTTCGATATAAGCAGGAGCAACCGTGGCAGCAACGCGGTCGAGGTACTCGACAACCGGGTCATAAGGCGACTCGTTAGCCACCTGCACAATGCAGTCCAGGGCGACCTCCTTAGAGACCTTGTAACCCATCTCGGCCAGGGTGAGGTAAAACCGCTCGGCGCCTTCAATGGGAGCGCCGTCTACTTCAATGCGCTGGGTAAACGTGTTGTAACGGTAGGCGCTGTCGCCGTGCCGCAGCAGGTTCAGCAGCTCTGCAGCATTCATGGGCTGCAACTGCGGGTTCACCGCTGACGGCGGCTGCTTGCTTGCAGGCCGCTCACGGCGGGCAGGCTCCAGTTGCTGCCGCCCGCGCCAGCCATCTTGCTTGGCTAGTTGACCAAGGGTGCCAAGGGTGATGCCACCGCCGGACTTGAAGCCACGCCACTTGTGCTCGCAGTCACCGGGCTTGAACTTGGATGACTGCGCTGACCAGTTGATCCAGTCAGCCAGCAGGGCATCATCGACGCTGTGTAGCGCCATGCCCACCTCAAGCCACTGGTCATAGTCATCAGCGCGGCTAGGTTGCAGCGCTTCGAGGTATGACCGCGCTCGCGCTGTGTCGTCACTGCCGGCAGCAGTCACCAACGGCAAGGGCGCCTGCACAGGCTGCCGTAGCATCCGCGCTAACAAATCCGCCGGTGCCTCAGCAATGTCCACATCGCTTGGCGATCGACCTGGCACCCAGCTATAGCCAGAGGTCAACGGGTGCGCACCGGCAATGACGGACTGGCAGCCATCCCAGCGCAGCTCAACCTGTTCGGGCTTGCCTTCGCTGTCAATGACGCCAGTTTTGTACTTACGGGTGCGGATGTCTGCCCAGTACTGCTGAGGCACTTGGTAAATGATCTGAAACCGCCCGTCGCGGCCACTGGTTACTGTCCAAGACTGCGGCAACGAGCTGACCGGGATGCCCCATTCATCGAACAGCCGCGACGCGGACTTGCCGTCATGGTCAACGAACAGCAGGCCACCGCTAAGGGTGCCGCAGCAGACGCCAATTGCCTTGGCGCGGCCAGACTTCAGCTCATTGCCAAGCTGAGCGCGAGTGATGTGGCCATCTTGCCAATCTTTGATGTATGGCCGTTTTTCGCCATCAACTGGAACATAAGACCAGTCACGTGGCAGCTTCATGAGCTGCGCCAACAGGTCACTACTCATGACTCGCGGCGTCCAGTAGCGGGCAGGAGGCCTTGCTTGTCAAGGCGCATGGCCTGCTCAACGACAAGCCTGAGCACGGCGCTACGGGACAGGCCGGCGACACGGCGGGCATCGAGCCATGCCATCTGCTCTGGTGTGAGCTGGACTGCCAACGGATGGGATAAGGCCACGGTTCCTAGCGGATACTTGCGCAGTCTAGCGGGTCGTGCTAGGGTGTCAAGGCGCTAAACTAGGCTCCATCAAGCCTGTATCTCGCCCCCATGGCACAAACCATTGATTTAACAGGTCAGCGCTTTGGCCGATTAGTAGCTGTTTCAATTGCTTATCGAAGCAATGGCGCCTATTGGCAGTGTCGTTGTGATTGTGGTGGCGCAAATGTAGTTCGAACTGCTTTGCTTCGAAATGGGCACGTCCGCAGTTGTGGTTGTGGTGCCAAAGAGCAAGCAAAGCTTAATTGCAAAAAGTGGCGCCAAAGAAACGAGTGGATTCCTGAACAGCTTCGATCTGGGCTAAAAAATTGTTATCGCAATATGCTTAGACGCTGCAATGATTCCTTCAACATCCGATGGGATTGTTATGGCGGTCGCGGGATTCAAGTTTGCAATGCATGGATTGGATCTGATGGGAGGCGTCGCTTTTATGAATGGGCTCTTACTGCTGGTTACCAAAAGGGTTTGCAGATTGACCGCATTGACGTGAACGGGCATTACGAGCCAGCGAACTGTCGTTTTGTCGATGCCATCACTCAGGCCAACAACACGCGACGCAATCGGTTGATTACTTGGCGAGAAAAGACTATGAGCGCAGCCGACTGGGCTCGTGAATTTGGATTGAGCTACGCCTCAATGCAGCATCGCCTTGATCGCGGGTGGCCAATGGAGCGCATCGCGTCACAACCACAAAGAGTCCGCCGCAATGGTTGAGCTTCGCCCTTATCAAGTCCAACTTTTAGATGATATACGCGCTGCCATGCGTCAAGGCCACCGCCGAATTCTTGCGGTTATGCCAACTGGTGCTGGCAAAGGAACAACAATAGGCGCCATGGTCGCAAGTGCTACCGCCAAGGGTAAGCGGACGCTGGTACTGGCGCACCGCGCTGAGTTAATTGACCAATTGAGCCGCACCGCTTGTCAATGGGAAGTTAACCATGGCGTGATTCAAGCTAGTCTCAGCATGGACTTATCAAAGCTGGTGCAAATTGGCAGCGTGCAAACGGTTGCGCGAAGGCTGCATAAACTGCCAGCACCGGACATCATTATCCAAGACGAAGCGCATCATGTTGTCGCTGGCAATACATGGGGGAAAATCATTGATCAATGGCCTGATGCTTATTTGATTGGGAAAACTGCAACACCAACACGCCTTTCAGGTGAAGGGCTTGGCGCTGGACAGGGTGGATACTTTACTGCCATGGTGCAGGGCCCCAGCGCTGCGTGGCTGACCGATAACGGCTACCTGGCCAGTGCCCGTGTCTTGGCACCGCCAGGGTTTGATGCCGCCGGGTTGCGTAAGAAGATGGGTGACTTTGACGCCAAGCAAGCCGAGGAGCGTGTCGGCACCATCATGGGTGACTGCGTAAGCCACTACCGCAAGCATCTAACAGGTCAGACCGCTATTGCGTTCTGCTGCTCAGTGGCGCATGCCGAAGCGGTGGCGCAGCTCTTCATAAGCCAGGGCATCCCAGCCGCCAGCATTGACGGCACCATGACCGCTGATCAGCGTAGGGACCTGCTGACTGCATTGGGCACCGGCCGCATCAAGGTGCTCACATCCTGCAGCCTGATTGGTGAGGGCGTGGACGTGCCTAGCGTCGGCGGGTGCATCCTGCTCAGGCCTACGCAGTCAGTCAGCCTGCATTTGCAAATGATCGGCCGCTGCCTGAGGCCTAGCCACGGCAAGACCGCTGTGGTGCTGGACCATGTGGGCAACACGCTGCGGCTTGGCCATCACCTGGAGGACCGCGACTGGACACTGGACGGTGCCCGCAAACGCGACCGCGAGCAAGCGCCCAGCGTCAAGGTGTGCCCGGTGTGCTTCAGTACCAGCATGAGCGCTGCGCAGGTGTGCTCTGACTGCGGGCATGTGTTCGCGCCGCAGGAGACTAGGGAACTGAAGGTGGTAGACGGTGAGCTGCAGGAGCTGACCACACGCGAGCGCAAACGCGAGCAAGGCAGTGCGCAGAGCTTGCAAGACCTAATAAGCCTTGGTCAAAGCCGTGGCTACAAGAATGCCGTAGCTTGGGCAAAACATGTGATGTATGCCAGGAGCCTCAAGCGGCGCTAGCGAGCAGCGCATCCAGCAGGAGATCCGGCTAGCCATCAGCCACGGTGATACCAAGGTCTTCCGCAATAACACCGGCACGCTCAAGGACGCCAACGGCCGCCCAGTGCAGTTTGGCCTGTGCAAGGGCAGTGCTGACCTGATCGGCTGGACAACGCGCACGGTCACTCAGGAGATGGTCGGACAGCGCATCGCCGTGTTCACCAGCATCGAGGTCAAGACGCCAACCGGCAGGTTGCGGCCCGAGCAGCAGCAGTGGCTGGATGCGGTGCAAGCTGCTGGCGGCATTGCTGGCGTGGCACGCAGCGTTGAGGACGCCCAACGGTTGACCACGGTTGACCACGGTGGTAATATTCCTCCAGCCACAAGCCGGATGCATGGCCCGGAGTTAGTCCCGTCAGCGACGAAGGCTGACCACCACCCATAAGCCGGATGCAGGGGCCGGAGATAGTCCCGCCGACGACGCAGGTCGGCCGCCTCGGGGGTCGGGCGTTACCTGACCTCATCCATTCCCCTCACCACGCTTGACCACGGCGGCACATGGTGTAGGATATGGGGGTCCCAAACGGATTCCACCCATGACCGTCTACACCCTTCAGCGCTCTGAGACCCAACACCTGCCCGCTGCCCGCTGCACCTTTCAGCAGCGCGTCTCGGAGTCTGGCAAAAAGTTGGTTGACGTGACCATGCTGCATCTCACCACAGAAGGCTGGGGCGGCACCATGGGGCGCGGTGACGGTACTTACACCGTCAAGCAAGCCAGGGAGTTCTACATGAACCTGCTTGATCGCGGATTTGCTGCTGCCTGAAATACGCGGCCAGCCGGGAGCCGCACCCAATCCCAGCGCCATTCCACCCGCTTTAAGCAAATGACAACCACGCTGACCCTGATCCTTGCCCTGCTGCTGCTACCACTGCTGATGCTGCTATGGGCAACCGAGTCAACCGAGCAACGCGCCAAGCGACTCCGGGGCTACGGCTGGACGCAGCGCCGCATTGCGGAGCACATGCACATCAGCCGCTACCGCGTCCGCTTAGCGCTGGCGTAAAGAAAACGGGGCGGCCACACCAACCGCCCCACCTCAACACACCGCGTTAATTCTATGACCGACTCAGACCGCTACTGGACTTTCATCACTGCAGCGCAGTACGCCGGCAACTTCTTTACCGCCTTAGCTGAAGCCGGCCTCAAGGCTGACCCCATCAACCGCGAGCGCCTGTTGCTTGCATTCCCGGAGATCTACGCCACCTATGGCCCTAGCAGCCGTCTGCACCGCAAACTGCGCGAGGGGGTGGAAGCATGACCGTCTCTAATGCCGACTATCATGCCGACCCAGCCATCAGCGCCAGTCACCTCAAGGCGGTAATGCAATCGCCTTACCACTATTGGGCGCGATATCTGGACCCGCATCGCCTGCCGGTTGAACCGACAGAAGCGATGAAGCTAGGCAACTTGGTGCATTGCGCCGTGCTGGAGCCTGATGAGCTGTCATCCCGCTATGGCGTCTGCGGGCCACGCAACACTAAAGCAGGCAAGGAGCAGGCTGAGCAGATGGCTGCTGCTGGTATCGAAGCCGTGACGGCCGGCGACATGCTTACCGCTAACTGCATGGCTGATAGCGTCCGACGGCATCCTGCTGCATCAGCGCTGCTCGCTCATGGCAAGGCTGAGCAGTCGTTCTGGTGGGATGACCTGCCAACAGGACTGCGCTGCAAATGCCGCCCGGACTGGTATCAAGGCAGCACCATTGTTGACCTGAAGACATGCCAGGACGCCAGCCCTGCAGCGTTTGCCCGTAGCGTGGCGACCTTCGCCTACCACGTCCAGGCAGCGCATTACCTGACTGGCCTGCACGGCTCTGGCCGGTTTGTGTTTATCGCAGTGGAAAAGACTGCGCCGTATGCGGTCGCCGTTTACGAACTGGACCATGCCGCTATGGCATTAGGGCGGACCATGCGCGATAATGCACTCGACGTGATCGCCACCTGCAAGGCCGCTGACATGTGGCCCGGCTACGGCGACACCTCAGTCCAAACGCTCAGCCTGCCCAACTGGGCACTTAATGCCAACCAGCAATCACCCATCGAGTTCTGATGTCAACCGCTATCACCCTTTGGACCCCAGAGCAAACGCAGCTCATTAGCAGCACCATTGCACCAGGTTGCAGCAATGATGAGCTGCGACTGTTCGCCTATGCCTGCCAGCGCACTGGTCTTGACCCATTCAGCAAGCAGATCTACGCCATCAAGCGTGGCGGCAAAATGACCATCCAGGCCGGCATTGACGGCCTGCGTGCCATTGCCGAACGCACCGGACAACTAGACGGCAGCGAAACGTACTGGTGCGGCGAAGATGGCGACTGGCGCGACGTATGGCTCTCCAGCAAGCCGCCCGCTGCAGCTAAGACCATCGTGCATCGCAAAGGCAGCCAGCATCCTTTTACTGGTGTTGCCCGCTTTGCTGACTACAACGCTGGCCAAGGGCTGTGGTCCAAGATGCCAGCCGCGATGATTGCCAAATGCTCTGAGGCGCTGGCGCTTCGTAAGGCATTCCCTGCTGACATGTCTGGTGTGTACAGCACCGACGAAATGGACCAAGCCGAGACTGTTACGGTCACGCCAGCTGAGCAGGTCAAGCTGCCTGCTACCACCAAGGTAGACAGCAGCAAGACGTTCACCGCTGGCAAGGCGGCTATCGCTAAGGCCAAAACCCTGCAGGATCTAGAAGACCTGCAACCGCGTATGGCGGCACGGCTAGAAGCCGGTGAGATCAGCCAAGAGCAGCACGATCAACTTTTGCAACTAATGCTTGAAAAAGAGAATGAGTTATCTGACAACTGAGCAATTAGCCGAGCGTTGGGGCCTCAAGCCGTCCAGCATTAAGTCTCAACGATTACGCGGCCAAGGGCCTAGCTATTACACAGTCCCGAGGCTAGGATGTCCACTCGGCCAGTCCCGCGTCAGGTACAACCTGCCTGATGTACTGGCCTTTGAAGAAACCCATTCCATTACACCAATCAACCCATGAGTTTGTATGCTTCCGGCGTCGTGCGCATTATTAGCGAGCCGCAAATTAAGTTTTTTGATTCCGGTACTTGTGTTTGCAACTTTGGTGCAGGCATTCAGGAAGGCAAGGATAAAGACGGCAACTACATCAACAATGCAATTGACGTAGAGGTCTGGGGCAAAGGCGGTCAGATGATTGCCGACAACTGCAAGAAAGGCGACAGCATCATGGTTACCGGCGGCATTCGCCGTCAGGACTGGCAGGACAAGGAGAGCGGCGCTAAGCGCTCTAAGCATGTGCTGAACGTCACCCGGTTTGAATACCTGCCGCGTGCTGCTGCTGCTGCTAGCGAGGAGTCTGCATTCTGATGAACCAAACCAGCCTTGAAGCTGCATTCAAGGAGTGGTGGGAGGCGTCCTACGGGCGCCCTCCTGGCACCCATGCAGTGATGACCCATGCCGCCTTTGCGGCCCATGTCCTTGAGTTGATGGAGCTTATCAGTGAACAACCCAATAGCTGACCAGCAACGGCAGGACTACTTGGAGTGGTTGTATCACCACTATGGCCGCACCTGCGAAACCTATACCGGCCTGTACCAGCAGCGCATTGCTGACTTGGTAAAGCGCGACATGGAGGAGGCTTTGGATGACTAACCTCTCCCCTGCCGCGCAACAAGTGTTCTGGGAGTTCAACCGCGCCGCCAGCGGCAAGCCGGATGACTGGCATTACCTGCCCGCGATTGCCGCCGCCTTGCGAGCTGCTGCGGATCAGGTGCAGATGAACACGCCATTAGGTGACACCGACGCTGATGCAGGCGTGTTCGCCGCACATCACGCCATTCGCGCTCATTTTCTCGCCATTGCCGCCGAGCTGGAGGGCAATGCCTAGCCCGCGTATACCAACGCAGCGCGGCCGTAACTACACGGTGAACATCCGCATGAGCCGCGAGGAGATCGAAGCTGCCCGCAAGCTGGGCGGCGGCAACATCAGTCAAGGTTTCAGGCACGCCATTCGCTATGCGACGGATCGTGATATGAAGCCGGTGACGCTTACAACGCTGCTGCGTTCGGCTGCCGTCCTTGCCCAAGATTTAGAAGATACATGCAAGCAATTCAGGTCCGATGCTATGAGCCGAGTTAGACGTGCCAGCAGTTCAAGTCCGATGCCCTAACTGCTCATGCCAGCAGACGTATGTCGTTATGACCAATCAATTGGCTGACGGTACGATTGTTAGGCGTCGCCGCTGCAATGGGTGTAATCACCGCTGGTACACCAAGCAACCGGCAGAAGTTCAAGTTTCAAAGTATGACCTGAAATGGTCAGCATCTAAGCACTGCACTGGTAAACACGTTATCGCCATCAATGATCCTATCTGACACCGAAATCGAAGACCTAATCGTCACTCAGGGGATGGTGCAGGGCCATGACCCAGAGCTGATCAATCCAGCCAGCTTGGA